TCAAGCGCCTCGTCGATCGTACTCCGCAAACCACCAGGCCAACTCGTCGACAAGTGTGGAGAACCGATGCCGCTGATCTACGTCCATGGTCCTCGCTAGGACGGAATGCAATCCCTCTCGATTGGGGTCTTCAAGGCCGTCCGTCAACATCATGCCCTGGAGCTCGCGCAACTGCCGGGCCGCGTCCTCGTTGAAGTCATCGGGCATCTGATAATTATTTAGACCCAGCGTGACGTTGAACATCGCCTCTGCAATCGACGCATCCTCGCCCCGCGGATGCGGCAACATCAAATTGCTGCGTGCGACGTTGAATTTCTCAGTTTGATAGGACATCCCGTACTCATGGTTACGCGGCCATCCTGCCGCCCATGAAGTCTATCCCGCGCTGCAGCTCCCGTCGGTATTGCCATATCGAAACCGTGCCGCCGTAATGCTCTGCCACCATACGGGCCTTTACGGCTTGGCTCGCTGCCACGGTGAACTCGGTGCGCACCACCAGCACACGCAGCGGGAACTGCCTAGACATCGAGGCCAGGGCCCGGTCGATCCAACGCAGATCGTCGGGAATGCCGATGTCGACGGCGACCTCCGGATTGTCGTGGGGCCGGTCGGCATCGTTTCGTGCGCGCACCGGATCAACAGCCCATGCCGGGATCTCGCCGAGCGCTGTAAGCCCGGCACGCTCAGCCATGAAGCGCCGCCGCTGGCGACCGTCGCGCTCGACGAGCTCGCAGAAGGCCTGCTCCACCGTCTTGGGCGCGTAGTCCTTGGCGTTCTCCAGCACGTGCCGGCTGCGGTCGGTGCGACTCAGGGTGTAGCGGTTTGCGTGGGCATATCCCCACCGGCGCAGCTCAGCGAGTAGCGGATCATCGTTATGCCGCATGGCGGAATTCCTCCAACGTTTCATCGTCCAACCGGAACTGCGGCAGCCTGCCGTCGTTCTGGCACATCCCCATCTGCCGGCTCTCGTTGCCTTTGCAGTGCACGATCCCGAGCGTGCGGTCGCGGCAGCCGCAGAACGCGCACAGCCCGCGCTTGCGCACCGCTGCGGCATAGCGCTTGCGCAGGAGCTTTTCGTAATACGCCTCCGGCCGGCTTAGGTTCGTTGGGTTGAGCGTCATGCAGCCAGGGCTCCCGGCTGGTGCTTCTGCTCGTGCCACAGAGCCAGCAGCAGCGCCTCGGCGCGGCCATCGTCCTTCTTGCGCTGCAGCTGCGGCGCGGCCGACGGGAAGCGGCGAATCGCCAGCTGCCGCGATGCGTCCTTGTCCTGCCCGATCAGACCGAAATGGCGCTTCCAGCTCTGCGGCTCAGCCAGGCTGAAGGGGATGCCCATCACCTCGAGCACCGCCTTGGCCTTCGCATAGCTCTCACCGAAGTTCATCGACGACTGCGCACCCGGTTTCCGGTCCCCCTTTGGCGGCATCGCGCGAACGCGCTCCACGCAGCCGGAGAAGACGGCGCCGGGATGCTGGCTGCGAATCTCGCGGATGAACACCGCGATCGCACGCGCGTCGACTTCCTGTTTATTGCCAACCGTCATCGTCGGCATGTCCAGGATCGGGCCAGCCTCGCCGTCGATCAGTGCGGCCACGGCGCCAGACATGCCGGGGTCAATCCCGAACACAACGCGCAAGGTCATGCCGCCACCTGCTGCTGCAACTGCTCGCGACGGTCCAGCAGGTCGTCGCGGAGCGCCGCATGTGTGATCCGATGGTTGTATGTGCCGATGACCGTGCGTACTGGCAAAGCATTCCGAACGCAGTCGGCCCGCCTGGTTTCCACATGGCCGTCAAAACCCACGTGCACCTTGTGGTTGACCTTCACGGCCATCAGCTTCTTCATCAGGTATCGCGTCACCTCGTTGATTTCGTCGGTGAGCAAGTTCATGCCGCCTGCCTCCTGCTCTCTTCTTCCGCATCCCAGCCTTCCTGGCATGCATCGCGCAGCAACTCGCCGTCCTTGCCCGAGCTGTACTGTGGCAACTGGTCTCGCTTCTTGCCCGCTTGGCGCGCCCGCCGGCCGGTGTCCACGGCCTTTTCGTATTCGATCTGGTTCATGCCGCCGTCGTGATGTTGAGTAGTTGGTCCTGGTAGTCCTGCCAGGCTTCAGTGCCGCGGCCGCCCAGGACGTCGAACGTCCAGGCGCGGAACTCGCGGGCGTGGTGCTTGAAACTTGGTCCGAAGACCTCGCGCATGCGGTCTCGGGTCATGCCGAGCATCTGCTCGCCGTCGTGGTGCCAGGCGCCGAGCGCGACGACCGCGTGCTGGCCGATCTGCTTCTGGCCGTGCAAGTCGCCGAGATTGCGGTGATGGATCTGCGTGTGGCCACACTGGATGGCGCGCTGCAGGCCGGCGGCGATGCGCCAGCGGCAAACCACACAGCCGAGCGATCGCGCGGCGCTTTGGTATGCACGCTCAACTTGTGACGGTGCACGCAATGCGCGCTTCATGAGCTAAACCTGCGCACTTGGCTGCCGATATGCCCATCTACCGCCGCGCAAGAAAGAAAAGTCAGATGCATCAAAACGCAGTTTGCGAGAAAGAAAAGCCGCGCAGTTATTGGCTTGAAGGCCTTCTCGAACTGGGACGCAACTGGGCCCTGGCTGTCGCGATTGCCGGTGCATCGATGGCCGCTTATCACACCGAAACTGTGACCGGCCCCGTCCACTGGGAGCGCTATGTTTTCGCCGTGGGTCTCGTCACCAGCGTCATATGGATGATCTTGGCAGTCTGGAGATTTGATGAAGGATTGACGAGGCTTCTCAAGAAGAAATCTGCACGAATTCTTGGCTTCTTTCTCTATTCGCTGCTGACATTCCTCGGAATTGCTTTGGTGTTTTTGGTCGGCAGATTTAGGGACAACCAGGCCATCGTGAGCGCCTGTGATACTTATGGCACTTCTCCAACCACCAAGGTCTACAAGGCAGACGCATGCACCCGGCTCCGCAGCCAGCGTGAAGCTTTGCGCGACCGTCTTGAGGGCCCCTGAGAAAACACCATGACTAAGGCTCCGCAGCAGAAGACATTCGACCGCAACGCACTGGTCATCAGTGCCATAGCATTTGCATTCGGCGGCCTTTTCTCCTGGGCACTGATCGACCCTCCGATGGTGAAGCTTGCGAGTGAGGCGGCTACCGCGACGGTTGAGAAATCTGACATTCCTGCATGGGTACAAGCAGTCGGCAGCGTGCTCGCGATCTTCGTTGCCATCGTCGTGCCTGTCCGTCTGCAGCAGCAGGCAAAAATGGAGAAAGCAGCAGAAGCCAAGGTTAAGGCGCGATCGTTGGCTGTGGATCTTTTGGACGAAATAACTGACTTGACAGGGTCGATGCAGACCCTGCAGGCGGACGGCTACAGGACGCTGGGTGACGCGTACGGCTACGATGCTGCCCTGCGGGGAGTTGCAATTCCGCCCGCGCTCAAGCAATCCGCCAAACAGCTGCACGAGCTTGGTCCTGCAGGGACAACTTTGCAGTTGGCCCTTTTGGAGATTTCCTTTCTCCGTGGCAAACTCATGGAATGCGGACTCGAGAGAGAAGGAACCAGAAATGATGTTGCGGTGAGTGAGGCGAAGCGCTCGCTGGACGATGCCGTTCAGCTGCTTCACAAAGCATCTCGGCAACTTGGCGATTTGTTCGACGACGTTTAGCGAGGACATCATGCAGCCCTCCGCTCAGGCGACGGCTGCGTGCCCTGCACGTTGACCATTAGCCAGAACTCGGCCAGCACCTCGTCAAGCATCACGTGCGCGTAGGCGCCACCGATATGACGAGTGATGCCTTCGAACAGCCGCCGGAACTCGTCCTCATCCATCGAATCGAAGGCCAGCGAGCGCGCTACCGTGACGGGGATGGTTTCGATTTTTGGCAGCACCTCGCGCAGTAGCTTGCTGGCGCCGGGGCCGAATGCTGCATCTGACGCTGCCAATACGGCCGACACTACCGCCGTCGCATCCATGTCGAGCTCGTCGCAGCACACGCCGGCCTCGCGCTGCAGGCGCTTCACCGCTTCGTGCGTGTCCAGCTCCTGCCACCCATCGACGTTGTCGGTCATCAGCTGGCCGATTTTGTGCAGCAGCCGGTGGCGCCAGGCATCGCGCGGCGCCTTGATTTCAAGCCGCACCTCTTGCCCGCGTCGATAGCCGCGCTGCTTCATCAGCTCGCGGTCGACCGGGTGCTCTGCCAGCAGAGCGAGCCGCTCTTCGCCGGTGTCCAGCACCACCACGCGCTCAATTAGTGCGTAAATGGGACGAGATGCGCGCTTGGCGCGGATCTTCTTTGCTGCAGCGGTCAAGGTCATGCGTCGACGTCCTGCCGCGGCGCGCGCGGCTTGAGGTTGCGGAAGCCGCGCGAGCGCGGGACCGGCTTACCGTCGTCGCTTTCGATCGGCGCTGGCTCCCAGTACTCGGGCAGGTTCTGGAACTTGAAACGCTCCGGCATGTAGAGCACGCGCACCTCGCCAGGCGGTCCACTGCGCTGCAGCGGAACCAGCAGCTCGGCTGTGCCCTTCCAGCGGCTGTCTCGGTGGTACACCTCGTCGCGGTAGATGAAGATCACTGCATCGGCGTCCTGCTCGATCGATCCGGAGTCACGCAGATCCGCAGGCTGCGGGCGCTTGTCGGGGCGGTCTTCCAGCTTGCGATTGAGCTGTGAGAGCAGAAGCACAGGCACGCCCAGCTCGCCGGCCAGCAGCTTCAGGCCGCGGCTGATATCGCCCACGCCGTTGGCGCGGTTGTCGCCCTGGATCTCCATCAGCTGCAGGTAGTCGATGACGATCAGGCCCAGCGGTTTCCGTGCGTGCTGCCGGCGCGCCTGCGAGCTGACGTGTTCGACACGTGCGCGGCGCGGTCGGCTGACGAAGATGTCCGCCGCGCGCAGCTTGCGCATCGCGCTGGTGACGTTGGTCCAGTCCACGTCGTCCAGATCGCCCGAGCGGATCCGGCTGCCGTCGATGCCGCCGACCGACGCCAGCATGCGATCGCCCAACTCTTCGGCCTGCATCTCGAAACTGAAAACCGCCACCGGCTTGCCCAGGTTGAGTGCGACGTGCTCGGCGATGTTCTGCGCGAGCGTCGTTTTACCCATCTTCGGGCGGGCGGCCAGCACGTACAGGCCGCCCGGCTTCAGGCCACCCAGCAGCGTGTCCAGGTCGTCGATGCTGGTGGTTATGCCGTGGATGCCGCCACCGTCACGGGAGCGCTCGCCCAGGCGTTCGAACACGCGATCCATCACCGGCGCGACGGATTCCAACTCGCATGGCTGGCTGTCCATCAGCGTGCCGATCCGGGACTGCGCAGTGCCGATCAGCTCAATGCTGCTCTGGCCCTCGGGATTGAAGCCGGCATTGGTGATCTCGGTACCGACTTCGATCAGCCTGCGCAGGCGCGCCTTATCGGCCACGATCTCCGCGTAGGCGCGGATGTTGGCTGCCGACGGCGTGGTGGTCGAAAGCTCGATGAGGTACGCGCCGTCCGCGACCTGCTCGAGCAAGCCCTGCGCCTCGAACCAGTCGCCCATGGTCACCACGTCGAACGGTCGACGCGGCATCGCGGTGGCCATCTCGCGGATCGAGCGGAAAATCAGCATGTGGTCGCGGCGGTAGAAATCGCCTTCCACCACCAGGTCGGCAATGTCGTCCCATGCTCGGTTGAGCAGCATCAGGCCGCCCAGCACCGCCTGCTCAGCCTCTACGCTGTGCGGCGGCATACGCAGCTGCTGGTGGTGGTCATTGCGGTCGGCGGGCTCTGTGCCGTATTCGGCTGCCATGCGTTCGATTTCGTCGTGGACGCTCATGCGGCGTTCTCCGTCATTGCCCGATCGAACAGCTTCGCGATGACGTTCTCGCGCAGCAGGTATTCGAAATCGGGCTTCCAGTTTTCATGCCCGGCACCGCCAGGTTTGCGGCCGGAGTGGAATTCGTCATCGGCAGCGGTCTCGAACAGCGCCGTCCAGAACTCGGCGGTAACGCGCTCGTTGCCGTAGAGCTGCCGGCAGATGGCGCGCACGGTCGGCAGCGCTTTCTCGACGGCCTTGAGCCTCGGCTTGTTCAGCACGGTGCATGCGGTCAGTTCGCCCACCGGCTTAGCCAGCACGCGGTTGTAGGCAGCCTGCGCTTCCTCGGCGATCTGCTGGATCCGCTCGGCTTTGCGTTTGCTCAGGTCTGCAGGTGGCGGCCTCGGCGTGGTCAGCGTCAACGACGCGGACGAATCCGAGCGAAGCGAGGATCTTTCCTCTTCCCTTCCATTCCCTGTTCCTTTCCCTTCAGGTGGTGAGGACTCACTGACTTGTGTGTGAGTTGTAACTGAGGACTCCCACGCAACCTGCATCGCCTTGATTTTGCTAGGTGTTGGCCTGTTGACCCGCTGGTGCTCATCGAATTTCACGACCCGGCCATAGCGCTTACCGTCTTCGCCAACACCGAGCTCGATGAAGCCGGCTTTCGCCAACATTTGGAGGCTGTCGTGAGTACTCACTGAGGACTCACGGAGCGGTAAGCACTCGGCTTTGACCAGTGCAGGGTTGGCGTTGAAGTAGCCCTCATCGTCCGCGTGATTGAGCAACGCGGCGGCGAGCATGTGCGTGATCTCTGGCAGCGCGCTCAGATCCTCGTGCTTCCAGAATTCGGGTTTGATGGTGCGGATCCTGGCCATCAGGCAATTCCGCCCTCCCGCTCCATGCGCTTGACCTGACGGACGCTGCGTCCCTCGCATTCGCGCTTCATGTCGAGCCAATAGGCGCGTGCGAGGCCTCTCTTGCCGTCGCACTGAGCCCGCCTCAGCAGCTCAGCCAATCGGCGGATGCGGCGCTCTCGGCGCCAGTCTTCGAGCAGCTGCAGGATCATGCTGCAGCCCTCTGCGTCGCCTCGGCAAAGGCCGCCTGCGCCATCTGCCCGAAGATTGCCTGCAGCTGGCCACACAGCGCTGCCAGTGCCTTCGCCTCGTTGAGAGAGAGCACCTGGTCAGCGTACGAATCGGCAATGAGCTTGCAGAGCTTGCCCTTCAGCTCACCAGCATCGAGCAGAGATTCGATAACGCCGCCGGCCAGCATCACGTCGGCGCGTTGCACGATGAAGTCGTGCTCGGCAGCCAGCGCGTGCAGGATCCTGTAGTCGCCGCTCAGCCCCATGATCTCGCTGGCTTCGGCCAGGGTCAGGTGGTGAGTGCGCGTGTTCGGGTTGACCTTGCTGCGAAGCACTGCAGCCGACATCGGTTTCTCCTCGCCGCGGTCATTGGTGGAGATAAGGCGAGTGGCCAGGGCCACGCTGCCACCTGGATAGTCGAGAACGGTTTTATGTGCTGCATCAGCGATGTTCACGGGCGGGATACCTGAACGTGGTTTGGGACACCTGCCCTGGCCAGGATGTGCGCCATGGACGCACTACAGAAACGGCTCAGAGCAGCGAGGAAACGGGCGCCGAATGTCACAACGATCATTCGGTGGAAGGGCAGCGTGTTCGCGCTGCGGTGGGTCAACGAACGGATGGACGTTCGGCTGGTACGGAAGGCTTGAACAATGGGCAGGAGAGGCGTCGCCCCCCTTGCGGTACGCTGCGGCTACGACGCGCACAGCCCTACAAGGAGGCCGACATGGACTTCGCTTCAATCACCACCGTGGTCAGTTCCATCAAAGCCGCTCAGGAGCTCCTCAGCGCCGCGGTGGGTCTTCGAGACGCCAATCAGGCTGCGGCGATCGTTTCGAAGATCAACGAGCAGCTGCTCGCAGCCCAGCAAGGTTTGCTCAGCCACAACGTCATGCTCTTGCAGCTCCAGCAGGAGAACTTCGAGACCGCAAAGCAGCTGCGAGAACTCAAAGAAGCCATCGCGAAGAAGGACAGCTACCCGCTTGTCGATATCGGAAACGGCGCGCTTGCATATACCGTCGACATCCAGGCTGGCGGGCAGAGCGATCCAGAAATCGCGCGACCTCAGCACCATCTCTGTCAGATCTGCTGGGACCGCGACGGACTCCGAAGCGTTCTCCAGCCTCCGCCCAGGTTCGGTGGCGGTGTCTACCGGATATGCAACCACTGCGGAAAAGAGCTTTTTATCGGCGGAGGCGTTCCGGTTGATAACGCAGCGCCGGCGTCCGGGACCGTCTATTACCCGCTCGGTTGAGCTGATTACCGCGTGCCTACGCTGCATCGGCCACCTCCCCTGCGGGGTTGGCGGGGGCTTCGTCGGCAAGATTAACCAGCCGTTGGCCCAGCTCCCAATTGGGCTGCATCTGACCGCGCGCGATCCGATTGATAGTGGACTGCCGAGATCCGGCCTTGGCGGCGATGGCCACCTCGGTGAGTCCCGACTGCTTGAGCTTCGTGATCGCTTGGGAGGGGTTCATGGAACGTGATGCTATCCCGTTCCGGATATGTATGCAATCCCGATCCGCGTTTCTCTCGCTGAATGTGTTGCGGCACCATGCCGATATGGATAGAGCTCGCCAAAATGTCATCTCGCTAATGGCTGGTCGCAGCGTGAAAGCTGTGGCTGAAGGATCGGGCGTCGGACAAACATGGTTGCAGCGGTGGCTCAACCCTGATGCACCCAGCGGAATCAAAAAGTCGAACTCGGAGAAGATGCGGCAACTCGCAGATTATTTTGGCGTCGACGTCGAGCGCCTGATGTGGGCAGACCTCACTGCTCAGGCCGCTCCAGTCCAATCTCAGTCCATGGGACGGCAGCGGGACATGATCCGCGTGGCAGTTAGGGTCGTAGCCATCATCAAAGAGGCAGGAATGCTTGAGGTCTCAGATGAGACGTATGCAGACGTGCTCTACGAAACGTTGGTCAAAGCCCAAGAACTCGCACTTGGAGAGGACGCCACCGAATTGGAGGTCGTCCGCGTCGCGGCTCAGGTCGCAAAGTCATATAAGCGAGGTGCATGATGGGTCTAAGCGAGAAGGAATTGCGGGAACTGGCGGATCAAGTAGCCGGAGCAATGGGCGCAAAGCAAAAGCGGCGGCATTTGTTCGCCGTTTCGGCTGACGCGGAGGTTCCGCAGCTGACTTCAATGCAGCGTGACGTCGTCTATGCGCGGCTCGCAGATCTCGTTGCCCAATATCATCTGGGCTGGCTCATACGCCAAGACACCATGGAACATCTTGGGATAGTCGAATGCCTTTCCGATGAAGAACTTAGGATCCTGATGCAGCGCGTCGAGACCGCTGTGGAATGCGTACACGAAGGGGTACCGTTCGTGGAACGCGGGCTGGTTAAAGGAGCAACCTGCAATTGGGTCGCATGACAAACTATTGGACAAAAGTGTATGAGGCCCACGCTCTGCCTATTTCTATCCATCGCCACATTTGCTTTGCCGATATCGGCGGCAGAGAAGAAGCCAATCAGGCCTGCTACCGCGAACGAACTGGCGATGCTGAAAGCAGCCATGCAGTCCGTGCTCAAGGACCCTGATTCCGCCAAGTACGAGAGCGTAATTGTTGGCACGAAACCGGAAAGCAAGAATCTTATTTGTGGTCGAGTCAACTCCAAGAACGGTTTTGGCGGATACTCGGGAATGGTTTCATTTGTTGGGCTGCTGGCGGAATACGAGGGGACATCGAAAAAAGATGTGGTGATATTGAAGGTTGACTCACCAGATCCAGACGATGGCGAGGCTGCCGCAAAACTATGCCTCAAGCAGCTATTCAACGAAGACGCCTAGCAATGCACCCGGCCCCGCGATGCGGGGCTTTTTATTGTTCGCACACAGAAAATGAACAGCGGCAGTCCTGTTCATAAATTTGTTGCTCCCATTATCCGCTTCGGGATTGCACATATATCCCGTTCCGGATAGATTGCATCCACGCCGCAACGAACCCGGATCCCGTCCCGGGAAGTGGCTTGGAGACCCTGGATGTCCAGCACCCGCTGCCACCCGTACCACCCGCACTGTGGCTGCGCGACCTGCAGCCGGAATGAGCTGTCGGACGAGCGCGCCGACGTCCTGGCTGATGCCCTGCACCGTTCGGGCGACGTCCTGAGCGAAGCGCTGGGCGAACTGACCACCGAACAGCTGGCCCTGATCGCCGACAGCCTGGCCCAAGGCAACGACGAAGGCGCAGCCGAGATCCTGCGCATCGCGATCAGCGACTACATCGCCAGCGAGATCGAGCGTCGCATGGACGACGTGGGCACCACCAAGCTGGAGACCGTGCAGCACATGCTGACGGTGTACGAAGCCAAGCCGGCGCCGGTCGTCGAGATGCCTTGGCGGGTGGCGGCATGAAGACCATCCCGCAGTGCGGCCCGAACGGCATCTGGGATCACCTCGGCTACTCGATCAACCGGTGTGCGCGTGGTGGCCGAACCATCACGCGCCCGGACGGATCGGTGGTCGACACCATCACGCGAGCACATGAGCGCGAAGACGGCTATGCGCGCGAGCTGCGCGCCGGGAAAGCGGAGCTGGCTTCTCATGGCTTCGAGATGGAGGCAGAGGCATGAGCGTCCCTGTCGATGTGCTGGCGGTGATTCGTCGGTTTGAAATTGCGCACCACGCCGCGCTGTGCGCATACCCCACACCGGACGAGCGTGTGGTCGCCCATACTGCAATAGCCGAGTTGATCGAGGCAGCGTCAGGGATTGAGGGGCTTGCGCGATTGGCAGCTGCCCCACTCAAGGATTACCGAGCTGCGGTTGATCGGCTTACCGCTGCCCTGGCCGGCGTAGGCGGTGCCGCATGAGCGCCGTCATCCCTTTCCCTGCCTCTGCGCGCGGCGCCAACCTGGTGCGCGACATCGCGCTTGATCGTGGCTACAGCGCAATCACCGTGGCGCAGCTGGTGCGAACCTTCCAGCCCGACAACGTGCGCTCTCTGCGCGTGCAGGCCTCGCAGCACGTTCGCGCCCTGCACGAATCGGCGACTGTGATCGGCGACGGCCCGGAGGCCGCCTGACATGGATAAGGACTTCCGCAATTTCATGCTGCGCCAGGACATCCCGCTGATGGTGGTTTCTGCGCTGGTCGGCGCCGGCATCTTGGCTGCAATCCAGGCGGCGTGCGGGGTGTTCGGATGACCGTCGCCTCCCTGTGTCGACTGCTGATGTGGGCTGCGGTCCTGGGCTTCTTCGCCGACGTGGCGCGCCGCTGCCTGGTTGTCCAGGCGTTCTCGCTCCTCCCCTTCGCCGCCGCCGCGGTTTGCTTCGCGCTCCTGCAAGTTCGAGCTGCGTGGCGAGCGAGCAAGCACACGTCGCCTTCGGTCAACGGCGCGGCATCCGACTTCCCCGAACAGCCGCGCCGCGGCTTCCGTTGATCCCCGCCGGCGTGGCCGGCAACACCCGACGAGGTTCCAATGTTCCAACTCGATAAACACGAGGCGTGCATCGCCAACGTCAACCAGCGTATCCAGCGCCATGGCGAAGAGCGCCAGCTGGCTGCCGACATCAAGTTCGTGCTGAGCGTCAGCAATGAAGCGCTCGATTCCTTCGACTCCACGCTGCGGCACGACCTGTTCCGAAAGCCGGCGAAGGGCGAGCAGCAGGATCTGCCGCAGATCGGCGGCGACGGCCTGACTGCGGTGAAGCATCCGGCGCTCGAACCGCTGAAGCTGAGCCACGAGTTCACCGGTTACGAAATGCACTTGGCCGGTCTGCTCGAAGCGGGCGATCCGATTGTGCTGATCGATGTGAGGCTGAAGCGCTTCGTGATCGAACCGAAGGAAGGCGGCAGCCTCGCGATGTCGTTCACCGCGTCGTCCGAAGTCGAACCGCAGGAACTCGCCGAGCTATCGGAAGCGCTGATCCGCGAAGACGTGCTGCTGACGCTGATTGCCCCGAAGCGTGCCGGTGCAGTTGCTGAGGATCTGAGCGAAGGCAGCGACACCCTCAGTGCACAGGACGCCGCAGACGCCGCAGCCGAACTGGCACGCCTGGCCGAAGTTGGCCAAAAGGCTGCGGCATGAACGCTCCCGCCCGCATTCCCCTGATCGATGTCGAGAGCCGCCAGATCGCGGCGATCGGCCACGACGCCAATACCCAGACCCTTGCGGTGCGCTTCAAGAACTGGAAGGGCGAAGTCACCTCGCTCTACCACTACGACAACGTGACCGCCGAGGACTTCGCCGCGCTGCAGGCGGCTGAGTCCAAGGGTGGCCACTTCAACAAGGTGATCAAGGCCGACCCGGTGCGCTGGCCCTACCGCAAGGTCGAAGACCGCCCGCTCGCCGACGCGGCCTGATCCCGAACCCTGATCCGTGGCAGGTGTCCGCGGACGCGATCGCACCGCGCATTGACTCTCAAAGGCCAGACGTTAAAGGCAGGAAGGGAACCGCCCGCACCGCCGATACGTGCGCAAGAAGGAGCGGAAGGCGAAAGCCTATACAGCCGGGAAAGACCGGCCGTCTGGAAGCCCTTGGGTAGTTTCGTTGGACGTAAAAGCACAGCAAGGGAACACGGTTGGCGAGGCGCTATAGACCTTGCTTTCCCTGGACAACACGGCGGTGAGAGTCCCGCGCCGGAGACGTACCCGGCACCTATCCATAGCGGAGCGGCTTGCGATCAACGAGCGTTCTTGTCTGTCGTATCGACGACCAGGCCGCTCCGCTATGGAGGGAATGCGCAGGCTGATGCGCAAAGCGTGTGGGGCAACTCCGATCACGTGCGAAACGTACATGGCCCCGATGCCGGAGATCAGCACCGGCCCCTCCACCACACCCCGACGCGTAGGGCGCGAGCGAGCCCAGCGTGGCCCCGGCTTGACGGGGCACCTCATTCATCGCCAGCCGGCGGCGCCCATGCCGGCACCTCTTCCACCCAAGGACCGCCCATGAACGCAGTCGCCACGATTCCACAACAGCAGGGCACGCAGATCGCGCAGCCGCGCCAGCAATTCGACCTGAGCCCGCAGACTTTCGAGCAGGCGCTGACCTTCGCCGATTACCTCGCCGACAGCGATCTTGTTCCCAAGGACTTCAAGGGCAAGCCGGCGAATTGTCTTATCGCCATGCAGTGGGGCGCGGAGCTCGGTTTAAAGGCGCTCCAGGCGATCCAGAACATCGCCATCATCAATGGGCGGCCGGCGTTGTGGGGCGACTCGGTGCTTGCGATCGTCCGCGCGTCACCTTTATGCGAGTACGTCACCGAATCCGATGACGGCGACACCGCAACTTGCCGCGTGAAGCGCCGCGGCGAAGCGGAAGAAGTGCGCACCTTCAGCATGGCCGACGCGAAGACCGCGGGCCTGCTCGGCAAGGCCGGACCATGGACGCAATACCCGAAGCGCATGCGACAGATGCGCGCGCGCGCTTTCGCCCTGCGCGACGTGTTCACCGACGTGCTGCGCGGCATGGCGATTGCCGAAGAGATCATGGACTTCCAGCCCATAGTTGCCGCCGCTGGTGAGCAGGGCCGCGCAACGATCGACGGGCAGGCCGACAAGCAGCTGCCGCTGTACTCGGAGGCCGACTTCGCCGCGAATCTGCCGAAGTGGTGGGACATCGTCGCCAGCGGCAAGAAGACCGCCGACGACCTGATCGCGATGCTGCAGACGCGCGCGCGCTTCACTGCCGAGCAGCTGAAAGATATCCGCAATCCGCCAACCGACGTGGATGAGGGCGAAGCGCAGAACGACGTGCAGGCCGCTGCAGGCGGCGTCACCCAGACCGCAGTGGAGCGTTGAGCATGAAGACCGTCAACCTGATCCAGGGCACGCAGGAATGGCATGCCCACCGCGCTACCCACCTCAACGCCAGCGAGGCGCCGGTGATGCTGGGCGAGTTTCCGTCTGTCACCCGCAGCGAACTCCTCAAGGTCCGAGCAACCGGCATTGAATCGGAAATCAGCTGGTTCCTGCAGCAGATCTTCGACAACGGCCACCGCTTCGAGGCGCTTGCGCGGCCGCTCGCCGAAGCGGTCGTCGGCGAAGACCTGTACCCGTGCGTCGGTGTGGATGGAAAGCTCTCTGCATCGTTCGACGGCCTCACGCTGCTGAGCGACGTGCTCTTCGAGCACAAGATGTTGAACGCGACGCTGCGCGCGTGCATGACCGAAGGCTGCACCGGCGCCGACCTGCCGATCTATCACCAAATCCAGATGGAACAGCAGCTCGCGGTTTCCGGCGCTGAGCGGGCGCTGTTCATGGCATCGGAATGGGATGCCGACGGCAACCTGATCGAAGAACGCCACTGCTGGTACGTGCCCAACCTTGAGCTGCGTGAGCGGATCGTGGCTGGGTGGGAGCAGTTCGAGCGGGACGTCTGTGGCTACGAGGACAAGGCGCTGCCGGCGCCTGTGGTCGGCCGTGCCCCGCAGCATCTTCCGTCGCTGCACATCGCGGTGACCGGCATGGTGACGGCTTCCAATCTGGCCGAGTTCCGCGCATCGGCAATGTCTGTGATTGCGCGCATCAACCGCGAACTGCAGACGGATGAGGACTTCGCCGACGCGGAACAGACGGTGAAATGGTGCAAGGGCGTCGAGGAACGGCTGGAGGCGACGAAGCAGCAGATTCTCGGCCAGACCGCCGACATCGACGCGGTGTTTCGGACGATGAATGACGTCGCCGCCGAAGCGCGCCGCGTGCGCCTGGAGCTGGACAAGCTGGTCAAGGTCGAGAAGGACAACCGCCGCAGCCAGATCGTCGCCAGCGGTGTGCAGTCAGTGCGCGATCACTACGCGTCCATCAATGCAGGCCTCGATGCACATGCTCTGGTGGTGCCGGCTTCGCTGACGGCCGATATCGGCGCGGTGATCAAGGGCAAGAAGTCGATCAGCAGCATGCAGGATGCAGTCGGCACCGCTGCCGCCCACGCCAAGATCGACGCCAGCCAGCAGGCCGAGCGCGTGCGCGCGAACGCGCGCGTGCTGGAAATGGAGATGGGCACCTTCGCCGGCCTGTTCCATGACCGCGTGCAGCTGTGCGCCACGAAGTCGCCGGAAGATCTGCGCAACCTGATCACGGCGCGGATCACGGAGCAGAAGCGTGTGGACGAGCAGCGGCTGGAAGCGCAGCGCGAAAGGATCCGCCAGGAGGAAGCGGACAAGCTGGCGCGCCAGCAGCAGGAGCGCGAGGAAGCGCAGCGTCGCGCCGATGCACAGGCCGAGGCAGCGCGTGTTGCTGCTGCGCCGGCGCCCGCCGCTGAAGCTGCGCCCGCCCCGGTGGTCGCGTCGACACCGGTGGTGGCGGCTCCCGCTGCCCTGTCCCCTGCCCTCGCTCAAGCGGTCAAGTCATTGGCCGCGCCGGCACCGGCCCAGGTCGTGCGCATCAAGCTTGGCGACATCAACGCGAAGATCGCACCGCTGACGATCACCGCCGATGGCTTGGCGCAGCTCGGCTTCCTACCGTTGACCGTCGAACGAGCCTCGAAGCTGTACGACGCGGCAGAACTGCCGGCCATGTTCTCCGCGATGCAGCAGGTGTTCGCGCGCGCCGCCACCAGCAGCTATCAGCGGGCCGCCTGATGCCGCGCGTCTGCTCCAGCTGTGAAAGGTCGCTCAGCGATTCCGAGTTTCCGGTGCAGAACGGGCGCGTGGTCAACGTCTGCCTGCTCTGCCGGAACGACATCAAGCGGGCGCAGACCAAGCTCGCACCGATCCGCCGTGATCCCGAGCAGATCCGGCTCAACAACGTCGCTGCGCTGTGGCATGGCCCGGTGCAGCGCTCCCAGCCGCTGAGGTGCGCCGCATGAACCGCTCCAGCCCCCGGGCATGCCCCTACTGCGGCGAGACCGACCGGCTCGTCACCGGGCGAGAGGTGTACCCGCACCGCCCTGACCTAGCCGCAAAGCCCATCTGGGCGTGCATGCCATGCCGCGCGTGGGCCGGCTGCCACCCTGGCACCGAGAAGCGCGTTGGTCGGCTCGCGAACGCGTCCACGCGCCAGCTGAAGATGCGCGCGCACGAGACGTTCGACCCGATGTGGAAGAGCGGCCGCATGAAGCGCGGCGCCGCATATGCCTGGCTCCGCGAACGCACCGGCCTAGACGCGCGCGAATGCCACATCGGATGGATGTCGGACGACGACCTGCGCCGCGTCATCGAAATCTGCGAAGGAGCAACCGTATGACCCGCCACCTCGCCCGCCGCGCGCCAAAGCGTAACGGCGGCTTTTCCTGGGGCCGCTTCCCGACCAGCGACGGCGCCTTCATCACCTGGCGCATGTTTCGCCGCGATCACACCAGCGCGCTGCACATGCATGCGCTGACCTTCACCGCCAAGGACGAGCAGGCCTACGTGGCGAAGCAGCTGCGCCGCGCGCGCCGGCAGCTGCGCGATCGCGTGGACGAGATCGACCTGGCCGCTATGGGAGTTGCCGCGTGACGAACGCATTACTCCCCCGGCCTTGGAGAACGTTGCAGCCGCGTTCGGTTCTGCGTGGCCGCCCCGTTAAGGACGGTCATTACCGCCAGCTCTCTATCCAAGGCCCTCATAGCTCTCCGGTGGGTGTGCCGCGTTGCGTAATCCGCCAGTTGCGTCTGTTCAGTTGCGGCATGCCTGCGGAGACCATGGATTTCATTTGCCATGGTCCTGCACTCAGAAACGAATGGAGCCAGAAGCTCAATTCTGCCCTCATCAAGGTCGAGAATGATTTTCTCGAGCTCGGCACAGGTATTCGCAACTGTAGTTGCGCCATGCAGGACGAACGCAACAACACGCGGCTCCCAGAGGTTTCCAGCCACTCCCGGGTTGCTGCCAAGGGTCTCGATTTCGTCGAACAACGCTTTGGCTTGAGCCCGCGCGATATGGATTGCAACTTCTCTTCTGGCTCTTGCGTGTCGCGCAGCACCAATTTGACCCAGAAGCCCGAAAAAGAGCGCGACCACTACTGCCGCCAAGGTGCCGATCGCGGCCCAGGCATCCCAGTTGACTTCGCAGGAAGGTCCCAGCGGCCAGCAGCGCACGAATACCCACTTCAAGGTTTCCATTTCCCCCTCCTCTCAGGAGCCGACTCTGTCATGACCACTCTGCACCCGAACGACAAGCTGGCCGCGCTGGACTGGGCACTGAGCCGCGCGCGCGAAGCGGCCGCCAGCGATGAGCTGATCCGGCTCACCCACATGCCGGCGCTGCAGCAACTGCGCGACGAAGCGCAGCGGGAGGCGCGCGGTGGCTGAAGTGCGGCTATTCGCTCAGGGCCGGCGCGTTCATAGCGGCGACCACGTCATGCGCACTCTCGAATCCGAGTTGCACATACACATCGGCCCAAAAATCAAGAGCGGTCTGAAATACTTCCCAGTCTTCATATGCAACGCCGTCGCAGTAATAAAGCACTTTCATTGGCTCGCTGGCATCGTCAGAGGTAATCGCCTCAGCGTATATGTCATCTCTGTCGTGCTCGAGCCGAACGTGCTTCGTTGCCGTTGCAATCTGTCTACAGATTGTGATCGCGATCGAGTGCTTTCTGCATGCCTCGCCGAAACTGACGGCATTCTCCTTCGATGCGCCGAAGGCTCTAGCAAGCGTTCTCCTGTCTTCGTCGCTCGCGAGCTCCCAAATCCATTGATGAAGATGCCACGCAGTCGATGCGGCATTCATGGATTGAAAAATTCGCAGCGGCACCTCGTCGGTTCTCCTCTGAATAATGTCGACTGTCTCGGTAGCCAGCTTGGCCAGCATCAAGACCGGATCGGCGCAGAGCAGCTTACGTACATCAACTACGCCCTGCTTTACCTGCTTGGACATTGGGAAGTGCTCCGTGCTTGTTGCTGCCATGGTGCATTGCCCCCCGCGGCGCCGCAATCTCAACTGCTGTGGGCTTGGCCAGAGTACGGAGCCGCGGGACGATGAACGATCCATATCGCAAGTTCCTGGAGCGCAAGGTCCGCGTGGCACCGTCCATGGGTTTCGGTGTCGCTGCCGAGGACGTCAATCCCATTCTGACGCGCCACCAGCCTGACGCGGTGCGATGGGCATGCGCTGGCGGTCGCCGTGCCCTCTTCGAGGCGTTCGGCCTGGGCAAGTCTGTCCAGCAGATCGAGATTCTGCGGCTGGCGCGCGCGCACGCAGGCGGCGCCGTGGGCCTCGTGCTCCCGCTAGGAGTGCGGCAAGAGTTCGCCGCCGACGCCAGGCTGCTGCGCACCGGCGACCACGAGCGGGTCACCGAAGAGCAGCGGCGCCAGTTGGCCGAATGGATCGAGCAGGATCCACGGCGCGCCCCGGACGTGCGGTTCGTTCGCACCACATCCGACATCGATCCGACGTTCGACGGCATCCACCTGACGAACTACGAATCTGTGCGCGACGGCAAGATCGACCCCGCCGCCTTCACCGCAACGAGCCTGGATGAGGCATCAGTGCTGCGCAGCTTCGGATCGAAGACCTATCAGGAGTTCCTGCCGCGATTCGAGTCCGTCCGGTACCGCTTTGTCGCCACTGCGACGCCAAGTCCGAACCGCTACAAGGAACTGATTCATTACGCCGGTTACCTGGGCATCATGGATACGGGCCAGGCCCTCACGCGCTGGTTCAAGCGCGATAGCAGCAAGGCCGGCAACCTGCAGCTCTATCCGCACAAGGAACGCGAATTTTGGCTATGGGTCGCGAGCTGGGCGTTGTTCCTGCAGAAGCCCTCAGACCTTGGCTACAGCGACGAAGGTTACGACCTGCCGCCGCTGAAGGTGCATTACGTCGAAGTGCCTGTTGATCATTCGACCGCCGGCGCGGAACGCGACGGGCAGCACAAGCTGTTTCGCGATGCCGCCCTCGGGGTTGTCGATGCCGCGCGGGAGAAGCGCGACACCATCAGCGGCCGTGTCGCTGCTGTGCGAAACATCGTAGACCAGCACCCTGACGAGCATTGGCTGATCTGGCACGACCTCGAGGCAGAGCGGCACGCTCTGCAGGCGGCTATCCCGGACGCGGTGAGTATCTACGGCGACATGGACCTGGATCTGCGCGAGCGGGCGGTGATCGACTTCAGCCAAGGGCGCATCAAGAAACTGTCCGCCAAGCCGGTGATCGCTGGTAGCGGCTGCAATTTCCAACGCTTCTGCCACCGTGCCGTGTTCGCCGGCATCGGCCACAAGTTCAACGACTTCATTCAGTCCATCTACCGCATCCAGCGGTTCCTGCAGCAGCACCCCGTCGAGATCTGGATCGTCTACGCCGAATCGGAGCGCGAGACGCTGGCCAGTCTGCAGGAGAAGTGGACCCGAGACACGGAGATGCGAGCACGCATGAGCGAAATCATCAAGGAATACGGCCTCAGCGAGGCCGCCATGGCGCAGGTGCTACAGCGCTCGATCGGCGTGGAGCGGATCGAGGCCAGCGGTAGCGGCTGGACCGTTGCGAACAACGACTGCGTGGAGGAGACGCGCAGCATGGCCGACGACAGCGTCGACCTGATCGTGACCTCGATCCCGTTCGCCAACCACTACGAGTACAGCCCGAGCTATAACGACTTCGGACACACCGACGACAATGCGCACTTCTGGGCACAGATGGATCACCTCAGCACGCAGTTGCTGCGGATCCTCAAGCCCGGCCGCATCGCCGCCATCCACGTGAAAGACCGGATCCAGTTCGGCAACGTGACCGGCGCCGGCGTGCCGACCGTCAGCCCCTTCCACGCTGAGGCGATCTTCCACTACCGCTCGCACGGCTTCGACTACATGGGCCTGATCACGGTCGTGACCGACGTGGTGCGCGAGAACAACCAGACCTACCGCCTGGGCTGGTCGGAGCAGTGCAAGGACGGCACCAAGATGGGCGTCGGCTCGCCGGAGTACATCGTGCTGCTGCACAAGCCACAGACCGATCGCAGCCGCGGCTATGCCGACGAGCCGGTGCGCAAGCAGAAAGCGGATTACACGCGTGCACGCTGGCAGGTGGACGCGCATGCGTTCTGGCGCTCGAGCGGCCGCCGGCAGTTGACGGCCGACGAACTGGCGCAGCTGGGTCCGGACAAGCTGGCCAAGTTGTTTACCGAATACTCGCTGCGCGAGGTCTACGACTACGAGACCCACGTGCGCATCGGCGAGGAGCTGGAGGCGCGCGGCGCGCTGCCATCGACCTTCATGTCGCTGGCGCCAGGCAGCCACGATCCGGACGTGTGGCACGACGTCAATCGCATGTTGACGCTCAACGGCGAGCAGACCCGGCGCGGCCTGGAAAACCACATCTGCCCGCTGCAGTTCGACATCGTCGACCGGCTGATCCAGCGCTTCAGCAATGCCGGCGAGCTGGTGTTCGATCCGTTCGGCGGCTTGTTCACCGTGCCGTATCGGGCACTGAAGCTGGGCCGCCAAGGCCGCGCCGCCGAGCTGTCCACGGCCTATTTCATGGACGGGGTGAAGTACCTCCAGGCGGCCGAGCGCGAGATGGCGATGCCGGATCTGTTCGCGACGATGGAACCGCAGCAGGACAAGGCCGCATGAAGCCGCACCTCTTTGCGCGCGAGCCACGCCGAATGAAGCAGCCGAGAAAGGACCAACTCCGTCAGGCCCTAGAAGACATAACGGCAGAAGTAATCGAACTCCGCACCGAGAACAGTCGGCTGCGTCGTCCTTGGTGGCGGAAGTTACTCTCCGCGCCGGAAGGATGGTGGAGGCACCCACTCATCAGGCCGTTTTCGGAAAGACTCGCGAATCAGGCCAGCGGGGATCAGGCCCGTGAACGGCCAAAACGCCCCAAGGTAGAGATAGGCTCCGATGGCGCGAACGAGCCCCTTCTGTTCGTACAGGATGCTGCATATGGACCACAACCAGAAACCGGCTGCGAGCCAGCAGAACAGCATCCACAAACCAAAGAGCAACATCCCCCATTGCACGCGCATGCGCACATCCCCCTTCAACCCCTCGCTTCAGCCAAGCATACCGCCGGCCGCCATCCACCGCAGGAGCCCTCACAATGACCGACACGACCACCTTTCCGGCGCCCGCGCCTTCGCCGCGTCGCTTTCTGAGGATCCGTGACGTGATGAGCCGCACTGGCATGTCCAAGTCGACGATCTATGCCAAGATCCGGCTGAAGCAGTTCCCCGCCCATGTCCCCCTCGGATCGATATCGGTCTGGGTAGAGTCCGAGATCAGCGAGTGGATGGACGCTCAGGTCGCTGCTCGCGACAAGGCGGCATGAGTTGGGGGTATCTGTGGGGGCATCTGGACCGCCCCGACCAGCACGCCACCTTTAGAATCAATACGTTGGAACGTTTTTGAGGTAGAGCCCACCTCCACCATCTGATCGCGGAAAAGAGCAGTAAGTGCTTGATTTCGCGAAGGTTAGGCCCGGGGTTTGATGTTCAGTTTGAGCCTGCGTTAGGTATCAAACGAGGTATCAAACCCCGTGCCGAAGCCGTATTTTCTGCGCCGCCCTGCTGGGCTGTATGTGCGCTTCTTCGTCCCGACTGACGTGCAAGCCCTCATTGGCTCGCGCTACCTTGTCCGTCCCGTTCGCTTGTCCCTGGGTGATGCTGCCCGTCTGGCCGTGGCACGAACTGCTGTGGCACTCTCGGAAGCATTCGATCAGATGCGGCAAGGAGCGGGCATGCAGGACGATTTGCTGAGCCAGGCTCTGGCCGCATTGCAAGGGAACGAAGCACGCCCCTACACCATCAAGGTCGGTGGCGTGGAGCTCTCTGCCAACAGAGCAGACGATCATGCGCGGCTGCTGGACGCACAGAAATACCTCCCCTTTCAGCAACTGGCTTCTGTGAAATGTAATGACCCACCGGTTTCTGCACAGGTCATGCGGTTAATGTAGCGGCATAGGCCGCGTTTGGGGTCATCATCTTCAGTGCCTGATGAGGGCGCTGTTGGTTGTAGAAGGCGGTCCAGTCAGCAATCACGCGCAGCGCGTGGGTTTGGCTCTCGAAGCGATGCCGGTGTACGCACTGCTCCTTCAGCGATCGGATCTGAGCCGCCCCGGGATTCCCGCAGGCTCCAACTCTTGAGAGGATGGAGTCATGAGCAAAGCAATGAAGGATTCGCCAGAGGTTCGTGAGCAAGCGGTGCGGATGGTGTTTGAGCACCAGAAGGATCACACCTGGCAGTGGGGCGGCGATCGCATCGATCGCCGGGAAGATCGGTTGCACGGCGCAGACGCTCTGCAACTGGGTACGGCAGGCCGAGCGCGACCAGGGGCGGCGTGAGAAGCTGAGCACGTCCGAGCGCGAGAAAATGAAGTCGCTGGAACGCGAGGTGCGGGAGTTGCGGCAGGCCAACGCGATCCTGCGCAAGGCATCAGCGTATTTTGCCCAGGCGGAGCTCGACCGCCGGTTCAAGCCATGA